GAACGCTCCGGAGCGATTGGTCCACGACGACCACCCAACGCCCGGGGTGAAGGTTGCGGTGTATCCGTCGGAGGACACCAGCAGAAACGCCGAGTCGTCGCCGGTATAGCAGACGTCGAAGCGATCCGCCGATGCGTGACCCCCGCCGCTCGTGTACCAAACGCGCAGCGTCGGACTGTAGGTGATGGAGATGTGCCCGCTGGTTTGTACGTTGTAGAAAACGTACTGCCCTACGGCCTTGGGGTAGGGGTTCTGTGTGCCGCAGTTGACCCGGTACGGCAAGGCCGCGGCGACGGCCTTTCCCTCGACCAAGGTGATGGGCTGTAGCACGAGCCAGTAGGTCGTGCCGTCGTACTCCGCCGTTGCCATGACGTAGAGACCTGCCACCGACGTTGTCGCGATTTGGCAGGCTGGCACGTGGCGGTACACGTGCACGGGCAGTTCCGTCGAACGCGGCGCCTCAACCGGAAGCACCTTCCGATCGGCAAAGAAGTCCGTCAGTTGCAATTTGACCCAGTTCCCGTTTGCGTCGAGGGTCGCAAACTGCAGGTACGCGTACCAGAAGAAGGCCACCCACTTGTTGTGGGCTACGATGACGTGCTCGTCATATGCGAAGGCTTCTCCGTCGGGGTCGGTGAACCAATCGACGCTCCACGCCGCGGTACGTACGATGCGACCGGCGCGGTCAAGCCTGCAGTTCAGCATGTTGCGCACCTGCCCCGGGGGCGCAACGGAACCGTCAGCCTGATCGGCTCCTGACTGCTGAAATGCGTATTGGCGCAGGGTCATGTCCTACGGATCCATCCTGTCTCTGGTGCGCCGAGTGAGACGCACCAGAACGAGTCAAGCTGAGTCGTGGTGAACGCTGCCGTGCCGCCCTCGATCGTTCCGGCGCGTGGCCTCACGATCATGTTGTTGCTACCCATGTTCACGAGCAGGATCTGCGCTCCGGCGTTCTTGGGCGTCGCTTCTGGAAGCCACACGGTGATATAGTGGTCGTTGGTATCGACGAGGAGAATGTCTCCTGGCCTAGCATCGGCCTCGGTATCGTTGCGGTTCGTGCGCCGTTTCCGATGCGGAACGCTGTCAGTGACGTCAATGCGTCCCAGCTCTGCGCGTACGATGGCCTCCCACCGCTGCAGCTGCTCGAGCAGTGCCTCAAGCCGGAATGGGCCAAAGCGTTTCACTGCTCGCTGCCCCTCCAAGCGATGTCCCTGCGCACCTTGCGGCGTTGGCGCGGGCTCTTGGTTCGAAGCGCCCTGTGCACGTTGACGATCTCGACGAACAGCCGCACGCTTTCCCGAGCGTGCAAAGCCACGCGGTCCGGATCGCCCTCGCGTGTGAAGCACTTTCGCAACACGTCCTGGATCACCCAGTCCCACCCCGGGATGTCCGTTGACACGTTCGCGTCGACGTCGTCGTACTCGTACTCGGGCCACTCCGCCAGGTAGAGCAGCTCGAACTTGTAGCTCTGGTCCGTCGCCGGCAAGGCAATGACCAACAGCCGCGCGACGTCGCCCGACCCGCTTTCGGCATCCTGACCGATGACGCAGAATGCCTCTGGCTCGCCGACGGGTCGGTCCTGCCAGTCGCACATGTCGTCGAGCGTCACCTCGTCCAACGGCTTCCACTTGCTTCCGACCAGGACGTTGATCCGCTTGATCGCTGCCAGAGCCTTGCCCGCGGGCCACCCTGCGGACGGAATGATGATCGTGCCGCAGTAGTCCGACGAGGCGCCACCGGCCACGGTGAACGTTGCGCGCGCGATGAAGGCAGCCGACCCAGCTGCGAACAGCTTGGCTCTCAGGTCTCGCCATGATGCGTTGATCTCGATCGCCAGCGTCGCGTCGGGATGCGTGGTGGTCTCACCGGCCAGATCTCCCAGGTAGCGGATCCGGTCGATGGCCTGCTGGTAGGTGTAGACGCCCATGGGTCATCCTATCGATCGCACGGCCCTGAGCAGAGCGCGTGCTGCGGTATCGTCATCTTCTGCCGAGCGCATCTCTGAAACGGCCTCCACCAGACCAACGGGAAGCTCCTCCTCATCATCGGGAGCGGGGGAGGAAGCAGGCATGGGGACGTTGCCGAGGAGCGGCTCCCCGCGGTCTGGTTTCGGCGAGCTCATTGACCCGCGAGTCCGTAGGACAGTTGAACGTGGACCTTGTCGCCGGTGGCCGGATCGGTCGGATCGATCGAGTCCACACCGTCGTAGGTGCCGGTGGTGAACGCCAGCGTCCCGGCGGCTGCATCGAGCGTGACCTCGCGCACCTGCTCGACGGTGCCCGCCGGGCTCTCGATGCCGAAGTAGCAGCGCACGAGCGAGGTGTCCCCGATGGGTAGCCCGGTGAGAGAAGTGACGCCGCTGGCCAGCGCCGCCGCGACGCCAGGAGCATCGGAGACGACCGCTGGGGTCGCGGTGGAGTTGTAGGTGATGCTGATCTCGACGAACCGCTTCGTGCGGACGGCCGAGAGCTTGTTGCGGTGACCTTCTGCAAGGTCGAATGCATTGATGGTCATGGTTGGTGTCGGTCCTTGTGCTGCAGATGAAGTCTTTGGGCTTGGGGGAGGGGCCCGAGACACGCCCGGGCCCCTTCGGGTGTCGTGAACGGGATCAGGTCGCGAGCGGGAAGTAGCAGTTCGCTCCGGGCAATCGGCACCCGAGGGCACCGATGCCGTCGTCTCGCATCTCGAACGCGTCCGCCGTGGCCACGCGCTGCCACTTCATTCCGTCCTCGCTGATGGTCGCAGGGTACGGACCGGCGCTCTTGAAGTCCCAGCTGTTCTTCGTGAGCAGCCAGGCGTCGCCGTCCTGGATTTTCGGCGCGGCCGAGACCATGAGCTTCCCGGACGGGGTTACGAGCGAGATGCTCATCCCGCCGTAGTTGAGATCCTGCTCCATTGAGATCATGTTCACGCTCTGCAGCGCGTCATGCAGTTCGCGCCAGTGGCGGTCGTTGGTCCAGAACCGTCGCTCGCCACCGATGTCACGCCAGTAGCCGACCCGGTTGAGGTAGTCAGCCGCCTTCATGAACCTTTGAACGATCGAGAGGCCCGACACGTCTGCGGCCAGCAACCGGCAACCGGAAAGCGCCACGATGGACGCGGTACGGTCGACTCCGTTGAACGCAGTGGAGTCCGGGTCTGTCTTTGGCACCCAGTCCGCGATCCCGTCACAGATCTTGTACGGTGTCGTGGTGCCGCCGAAGTCCCCGTAGTTGAAGTAGTAGTAGGTGGTCGTGGAGACCCAGTTGGTCGGGTCAGCCGCGGCCCCGCCGTCGGTGTCACTGACGGTGATGACTCCGGTGTTTTCGTTGACGGCGATGACGTACCCGATGGCGCTTCCAGCCACGAGCACGTGACCGGTTGCGGTTCCGTCATTGGCCGAGATCCAGAGCATCTGACCCTTCTGGAACTTGATCGCATCACGCTTGTTCGCGAGCTGGATCGAGCCGGTCGTTGTGAACACGCCACTTCCGAGCGCGTGGCCCGTGTTGCCTGTGACGTAGTTCTCGTGGCGCTCGCCCCATTGACGCGCCTCGCTCTGGATCGTCTCGTACTCCAGGTCGAGGAACTTTTCGGGGTCCTTCCGGTTGAGGACGAGGTCCTTCCGGTAGATGATGTGGCCCATCTTCAGGCCGCCCCACGGGACCTCGAACTTGACGCCGCTGATCGAGCCGCAACTCGTTGCCTGCATGGTTTGCACGTAGGCGCGAGTCGGTGCGATGGCCTTGGCGTCGATGTGCTTCAGTCTGATGACCAGCTCATCTCCGCCGCCGTCGGTGGACTTCGGGATCCAGTCCCAAAGCGGATTGCCCTCCCTGGTCAGCTTGGTGAGGACCGGGGTGGACTTCTTGTGATTGAAAAAATTCGCGAGAGCAGTTTCGGGAGCAACAGTTTGGACAGCCATGGAAGCACCTATGGGTGCTCGCGCCGGCGTCTCAGAGGAATGCCTTCACGACGTCGCTAGCCAGGCGTCGCCTGACAGAAGCGTCCGATTCCTTCCCTCCAGACGAGCGCTGCGCCCTCTGGTGCGAGGGGCCCGCGTTGGGCGTCCTCCGTTGCTCGGGATTGCCGTCCCGGTCGGGCTGCTCGGGGGTTTGTTCAGGCTCCCCGGTCGCCTGCTGAGTTTTGCGGATGGCTCGGATGTCCTTGGCGATCCCCGCCAGGTAATCGGCCTGTCCGAGTAGTTCTTCGATTGCCTTTTCGGTCACGTCGCGCGCAGTGAACTCCTCCAGGTCATCCTTCGCGAGCTGGTCGTTGATCGCGATGACGCGGTCGACGAATGCCGGCAGTTTCTTGGTGGCGAGCGCTGCGGCTCCGTCGTCGAAGTCCCTGGCCGTGATCAGGCCAGTGACCGCATCGCGACGCTGCCGGGCCTGCAAGGCCGACTGCTCGTTCTTCTGTCGTTCCTCACGCTGGCGCTTCTCGGAGGCCTCGCGCTCACTGCGTTGCTTCGACTCGCGCTTCAGCCGCTCGAGCTCGCGTTCACGCTCCGGATCCTTGCTCAGGTTCTGCTGAATGACCGCGGAGGTGAACTCCTCCAGGTCGTCCCGTCCCGAGGCCAGGCGGAGCCACCGAACCAGGTTGCCATCCTCCATGGCCTTCTCGGCCTCGACGTAGCGGGAAAAGCGGTTGGTCTGTGCCGTGATTTCGGCGTTCGCGTCGGCCATCAGCTTCTGTAGTGCGGCCTCGCGTTCGTCCTGCTTCGCGCGCACCCGGGCGGCTCGAGCGCGGAAGTCTGCCTCCTTGGCAGCCGTCACCTGCTGACCGGTGCTGGCGCCGAGCGCGGCCAAGGCCTCCTTCATCTTGCCGGCCTGTATCATCTCCTTCAGAGCGTCTACGGTGACCTCGGCCGCGTCGGGTTCCGTGGACTGAGCAGGTGCGGCCGCTTCGGGCTCCTCGTCTTCCGGCTCGGTGTCGGTGTCGGGCTGCTCGCCCTTGGTCTTACCGAGGCCGGCACCGGCGGGCGCCTTGCCTTTCGGATCCGGCTTGGCTGGCTTGGTCCCGACGTCATGCTCGTTCAGCAGCCGCTGCGCCGACTCGTCCCGGTCCGCCTCCTGTGCCATCCAAGCGTGGAGATCCGCCAGGCCATCGGACTCGGCTTCCTTCGCGGGAGCGTTGGGAGCCTCGACGGGGGCGGTGCTGCTCGGAGCGGCTTCAGGCTGCTGCGGGGACGGGTTGGGCATTGGGTACCTGTTCGGGTTGGGGCCCCTGCTGGGCCTGGTTTGCTGCGGCTCGAGCCTGCTTCTGCTCGATCGCTTCCTGAGCGTTGCCGAGCCAGTTCAGGAAGCACTCGCGCATGGCATCTGGCAGCGGGGGCTCGCACAGTTCGGTCTCGCAATACGCATCGCCCACCTGGACGATCGCGTCCTCGAGCCTGAGCATCGGCAGCGGAGCGGGAACGAGCAGGGTCTGCGTCTCCTCGTCATACATGCCCGAGGCGAGCTGTTCGTCGGTCGCGTCCAGCCAGCGCTCGATCATGCGGTCGATGTACTCCCGTTGGCGGCTCATGCGGTCGACCTCGCCGGGCGTATCGAAGTAGGTGCGGATGGCCACCAGGGCATCGCCGGTGAGCAGGCCGCGCTGGAACAGGTCCTCTGCACTCTGGAGACGTTCTGCGGCCGTGTCCTTCGTGGACGGCGCCGGTTGGACGTCGACCACGAACTGGTCGTCCTGCAGGTCCAGTTCCTTCCAGGCGATCTCACGGAAGAAGTCCTCACCCTTCCAGCGGGCGGCGAAGTCGGCGTGCTTCTCGGCGAGCGAGCGAACCGCGTAGATGTCCTGCCGGGCGACCTCGGGGAAGAGCTTCTGGTAGGCGCGCCAGAAGATGCTGAACCGCTCGGACTGCATGTCGGCAAGCGTCAACAGGGCGGAGTTGGCGACGATGCCCGGTTGCTTCTGGGCCGTCGCGCTCATCTGGTTGATCCCGCTCAGTTCGAAGGCCTTGCCCCACAATCGGTCCAGCAGGTTGAGCACGGCTGGAGCAACAGGCTGCGGAGTTACCAGCGTCGGGGGAGTCGAGCCCTGGTACGGTATGACCTCGGCGTCCACCGTCGGGACCAGGTGGTCGAGATCCGGATTGACCGGGACCGCGGTGTCCGCGAACGGCTCGGTCTGCCGAGTCACCACGTAGTTCATGCTCGTGCGCCGGACCGTGTTCAAGATGCGCGCGAGAAGCTCGTTGATCGCCCGTTCGCTCCCTGCGGTCTCGTCCAGCAGACTCGGCCCCCACATGCCCCGGAGCGCACGGGAGTAGTGCAGCAGCACGGTCGGGAAACTGTCCCGCGTCCAGTCCTCGTCGACGAGCGGGGTGGTGGTTCCCTTGATGAACAACACGTGCCGCCCGGGAGACTTCGGCCCGTTCGCCAGCGTGATGACGTCGAAGCAGCAGAGTCTCTCGTCGGACTCCTCGTCCTTGGTCCAGATGCCGCTGAAGTCGGATGAGGTCCCGGCCGGTGCGTCGTCGATGACGGTAGCTATCCCCTTCTCGGTGAACCAGGCGCGCAGCTCGGACCTGCTCGCATCGAACCGATGGATCAGGGTCTGTGGGCTGCCGTAGCGGCACTCATCCTGCGGGCAGGCCAGATCCTCGGGCAGCACGCGTTCGTGACGCACCCGACCGAAGTCCTCGTCGGCGCTGACCTTGATCGCGCCCGTGCCGCACGTGAGAGCGTCGAGGGCCACGTACGCGCAGAGCTCGTGGATGTCCGCGTAGGGTTCCTGCCGCGTCGACCAGAGTCCGGCGATGAACCGGTCCGCCTTCTTGCTCTTGCGCTTGATCTTCCAGCTCGCGCCCGAGGTGACGAACTGGACCTTCGGCTGCTGGACTCCCGCAATCTTGGCCAGCGCAGTCGCCACGATGGCGCGCCCCACTGCCCACCGGAGTTTGGTCTCGTTGTCGATTTGAGGGTCAGCCGCGTTGCCGTACGCGTAGGGGCTCAGGCCGTCGAGCTCGCGTAGCTCGTAGCGGCTGACCGCGTCCCGGTACCGCTCGATCCGTTTGCCGTCGCGTTCGAACGTCTTGACGCAGAGGTCCTGGAGCGCGCCCAGCATCTCGGCGTCGTCGTCGAGGTCGTACCAAGGCTTGGTTCGCTCAGGCACCGGGGACCTCCTCGCGGAAAATGACGCTGGACCATGGGTAATGACGACGGCGGCCGCGCGTAGTGAGCACGAACACGCCGTCGGCGTCTATCCCCTCCACTCGCGCGTGATCGCCCAACGGGGCGAGGCCGGTGCTGTCCGGGAAGCGGAGCCAGACCTCCCAGTGGGTTGACTCTCGTTCAGGGACTCGCAAATCATCCTGCGGAACTGCCGACACTTGAACGTCAGCATGATCCCTATGACCAGACACAGGAACAGAACGATCATCTGGTGCCTTTGGTGTCGAGGGCTGAAACTTGCGGCTAGTGCGCATGGCTACTCCGTCGCTGGGCAGCCAACTGCCGCAGGTGCTGTTCGTGTTCGCGCTGCTCGAGCCGAGCCGCGTATTCGGCCGTTCCCGGCTGCGGCTCATCGCGGCGTGGGACGTACCGGTTCGGCGCGGCAACCGCTCCGTAGCGCATGGCGTCGAGCAGGTCGTGCCTGTAGCGGTCGTCGTGGTTCGTGCGCTTGTCGTTCCAGGTGACGGTCCGCAGCTGCCCGATCGTCTCCTGGCACCGCTCGGTCGAGACCTTCAGCCGACCGCTTGTGAGCAGGCCGTCGACCCAGCGGATCTGCCCCTCGGTGTTGAGCTTGTTCGCCGGCTCGACGCAAAGGCCGTGCTCATCGGACCAGTGCTTTACGAAAGCCTTGCCGAGCCCGCCCGAGTCGGCCGTGATGAGCACTGGGCGATACCGCGAATTCCATCCGAGCAGATGGGCCGCCGCCGCTTCGGGACCGAGTCCAGCCCGCGCGAACTCGTCGTCGACGTAGATCTCGGGGAGCCCCTCCTGCCAGCGCTCGAGCACCATGGCGAACTGAGCCACGACGCCGGGGTCGGCGCTGATCAAGCACTTCCACGTGCCCATGTCGCGATCGAGCTTGCCCCACAGCGCATTGCGCCACACGTCGTAGTGGTAGCAGAGCGCGGTTGGATCGTCGCACCAGAGGCCGAGGTATTCGCGCTGGAACTGCGGGGTTTCCCAGGTCCAGCCGTTGTCGTCCAAGACCTTGCGGAAGTACTGGTCGGCGGGCGTGCGCAGGAACGGGTTGTCGCGTGCGTCCCAGTGGTGAGTGTGCCACTTCTTCTGCCCGTCTCCGGTCGAGACGCCGTACAGATAGCCGCTCATGACCGCGCCCGGGCTCGACGCCAGCGCCATCTCGCCGTCGAAGTCCATGAGCGCCGGTTGGACGCCCTCAACCACCAGCTCCTCCAGGTAGTCCACGAGGGCCATGGCCTCGTCGCCGCACCAGGCAACGAGCGGAGAACCGCGGATAACGCGGATGTTCAGCCGGTTCGGGCAGCCATGGATCCAGGTCCTATGTCCGTTCGGCCAGCGCAGGTACAGCAGCCCGTCGCGTCGTTCCCACCGAAGCGGCAGCCCAGCGTCCTGAGCGATGAGCACGGCGGGCTCCAGGATCTCTCGCGCGCGGCCCATCGTCACCGCCGTGTAGGCCGACAGCCCGTGCGGGTACTGTGCGCCGACTCGTGCGAACCGACCGAGGATCCCCAGGCTCTTGCCGCCGCGCCGTCCAGAGATGGCCACGGCCGGCCCCCGGTCGAGCGCGAACGCTTGCTGCTTCGGGTGCATGCGGTCGACGAACCGGGTCATTGCGTAGGACGCCCGGTTCTCTCGCTCCCACTGCAGCACCCAGGGCTGGGCAAGCAGGCGCTTCTCGGCCGGGGTCAGCATGACGATCGCCAGGATGAGTCCAGCGAGAAAACCACGCGCAAAGTCATTCACAGCTCGCCCCCATGTCGCGCAGAAAGCCGTCGGGGTCGGACAGGATCGAGCTCACGGCGATCATCTCAGCCCTTCTCCGTTCGAGCTTGCTCCGGTTCACGTGCTCGATCCGGAGCGCGTTTTGCTTCATCTCCCGCCGGATCGCCAGACGGTCCCAGCGCTTGCTTCGAGCCGGCTCTGACACTCTCCGTCCCATCAGGCTGCCCACCCTTCGGTCCGTACTGCGCGGCCAGCATCTTGAGCACCTCCTCGGGCGGGATACGAGCGAGCTCGGTCCCCTCGGAGTGATGCCCGAGCAGCAAGCCGTGGTAGCCCTGCAGGTCGCGGTGACACCGGGCCGCAAGCTCCTCGTGCCGCGTCGCGAGAAATTCGACCTTCCAGAGCAGCTTTATGTTGTTGGCCTTCAGCAGCGCATCCGCTCTCGCGCGAAACATCTTCGCCCGGTCGAGGTGGCGGTACATCGCGCTCGCCAGCTCCTGCTCGTGCTCGCGGACCGTGTTCAGAAGCCAGCCCTTGGTCGTCTCGTCTTCCGCGATCTCGCACTGGACTGCCGCCCGTGCCGCTATCACGCACCGACCGAACTCCGCCGTCGAGTCGCAATCCCCCGTCGCCTTCCAGTGCTCTCTGAGCTGCTTTTGGACAGTGGCCGTCCAGCGACCGGACCGCATCAGTCGTGCGATGGTCGAGACGCGTGCTTGCCGCCGCTCGTCCCTCACCTACCACGGCCGCCCTTTTTGCCCCAGCGCGACCCCTTCCGTCCGCCTCGACCGCCGCGTCCCTTGCCGTTGCTGCACATGGTGTTCGCTCCGGGTTGGTGGCCGGCCGGGTCGGAGCTCTTGGCCCTCTCGTGACCAGGCCGACTACTCTCCCAGGATGACACGGTCTAGACCGGTGGTCCAGACCAAAAGTCTAGACCGGCGTCCGTGTCAAGTCGCGAGTAACAGACGACCGCGTGTTATTCGGATCGCCGGCGTTGGTTTAGCGCTTCAGCTTCGCGGAACCTTGTGTTTTCGTTGACATATCCAATACTTGACAACTTCGGCCGCGTGGCCCATGCTTTACTCATGCGTTGCCTGAGCGTCCGCCAGCCCTGGGCCAGTCTGATTGCCGACGGCCGGAAAACTATCGAGCTCCGCTCGCGGCCAATCCGCTACCGCGGCCCGCTCGTCATCTGCTCGTCGCTGCACCCGTGGACGGGCGAGCACGGCTTCGAGCTTGGCCCAGTTGGCGTCACGCTAGCCCTGGTGGAGCTAGTGGACTGCGTTCCGGCACTTCCTGGCGACGCGGGCGCCGCCTGTCTGCTGCCGCCCGAAGGCTGGTTCGCGTGGCATCTTCGGCTCGTGCGCAGACTGCCCGAACTTCGCGTCAAGGGGGCGCTCGGTCTGTTCACGCCGCCCCCCGAAGTTGCGAGAGTGGCAGCAGCGTAGGCTCGGCGGCTGGCCCCACGTACTCAAAGATCGCGCAGGGGCGGCCGCCGTACTTGTACGAGCCGCTACCCCTCAGCAAATTAGTGCTCGCCGCGCTGTACTGGCCCGGGGCCTTGATGAGCTTCCAGTTAGGCGAGCGATCGAACGTGCGCACGAAGCTCGGGTGAGCCGGCGGGCAACGGAATCGATGGCCAGCGCCACGATACTGCGCCGCGATTGCATCCTGCAGAATCATCGCCAACCCAAGGCCTTGCCAGTCGGGCAGCGTCACGACCCGAGACACCATCCAGATCGCGGTTCCGCGCTCTCGACCAGTTGATACGGGCATCGGGCGAATAGCCAAAAAGCCCACTGGTCTTCCGGCCGCCCACGCACCGAAGCACGTACAGGCGAAATGCAACTTGGCCGTCATGTAGTGAAACGGAGCGAACAGCGACCACGCGGCTGCGGGTATGCGTCCAATGACAACATCGATCTTGGGTCGTCGCTGAAGTAACCTCCGCTGAAATTGGCGGGTCGCCATGTCCAGTACCCAGTCAGGCTGAAGCCAGTCAATCACATCGTAATGGCACGTGACCGCCACGAACTGACGCTTGTTCCGTCGCACCCATTTCTGAACCGCATGACTGCCGATCTGGGCCACCTGTCGATCCACGACCGATGTGAACTCGTCGACCACGATCGGGTCTGGCAGCTCGAGCATTCGTCGCGCCAGCTCAGCCCGAAAGCGCTCGCCGTTGCTTAGCACTGCGTAGGGTCGCAGCCAGGCTGGGATCGTGTTGAAGCCGACCGCCTGGCACACACCAGCTATGTCCTCGATGCTGAGACCAGACACGAAGTCGTCGACGACCGATGGAGCACCCCAGTTCAGAACGGGTTCGGCGCCCCAAATGTGCCGCATGATGCTGGACTTGCCGGAACCGCTCGGACCGACGAGCAGCCCGACGTTCCAAGGCTGGTCCAGCTCGAGTTGGACATGCCACTCGAGTCGCGTCTTTTCGGCAATCGGCGCATCGAACATGCTCGAGACCTGTCGCGCGCGAATGCTCGCGCTGCTCGGGGTCTCGACTACGAGATCAAAGGCTTGCACTGTAGACCCTCCTGCTCGAATCGCTCCAATAGCTGCGTCTGATGCTGCTCGCTGTCGCAATGAATCAGCAGCTGATAGGTGAGCCCGTCACGCAGCCTGCTCGCGTCGGGCTGCTCGTTGTCCTCATCGGTGATCGCGCTCTCGATCTCCGCATCCTCGAACCCCATCAGGTCCGCGTCGTCCTCGAACTCTCCGAGGTGCTCAACAAGCAAGTCCTTGTCCCACTCGCTGTCCTCCCCGATGCGGTTGTCCGCTATGGCAGCTTCGTGAGCATCGTCCTCGTCAAGGTCCCGCAGACGGACAGGCACCTCCCCAAGAGCAACGCGCACGGCTTCAGGATGCCACTTCGATCTGGCGCGTTCCGAAGCCTTGGACCAGCGCGCGGCCAGACGCTCTGCTGCCTGCATTCGTCCGTGACCAGCGATGATCTCTCCATTCTCTCGGCGAGCCTCGATGGGACTGCCCCACCCGTACCTGATGATCGCACGCACGAGTTTCGGCACCGTGTCGCCGTGCTTGCGAGGGTTTTGCTCCCAGCCGTGTAGCTCCGAGAGCCTCATCCACTCTGCCGCTTGAGATGTTGGTATGTTGATCACTGTCTTTGCCATCGCTTCACCTGCTTTCTGCGACATGCAAGCCTGCTGCCTACATCGTCGCCCTTTTCCTGATTGGTGACGTGCCAGCGACCACAGCCGCGGCACAGGTAGGGCCGGATGCGGAAACCGGCCTTTGAGTGAGCAGCCCTCGCCGCGTGTGCCGACTCGTAGGCCCGCTTGAAGCAGGTCACCGAGCACCAGCCTTCCGCTTCGCCGCGGCAATGTCGTGCTCGGACAGTCCCATGGACACAGACAGGCCGCACATCGCGTCGTGTGGGTCGTCGCTCGCTGGAATTCCGCACACGAACCCAATGAGGTACAGCGAGGCCATGTACCAGTCATCGGCCGCGACGACCTCCTCATTGATCCAGATGCGCAAGCTCTTCCGGTCGTACTCGCTCTGTTCTCCGATCAGCACCTCGATGCGCTCGGGGCAGCAGGCGCCGGCCGTCTTTTCGCACCAGTCCAGGCGCGCCCGCTCCGTCAGCTCTCGGTCATAGTCGGTCAGGGGACCGTGCTTCTCACCCATACCTACCATGTCCCCAAGAGCCTCGTAGTTGGGCGAGCAGCCGGATATGAGCCAGAGCAGTGTGAACAGGCCGACTATCCAGGCAGCGACGAGCAGGTACAGCCGAGCAACCTGACACCCTGGAATCACGCGCGCGCGAGTCGGTGGGCCGGTTATCTCGCCCGTCTGCCTATCGACTGGTGACAGTGGTTTTCCCGATGTTTTCACGATGGCACCTCACTTTTACAGCATGAATAGAGGAACAACGCTCAGTGGTGACAGACTCTCCGGCCGCAGCTCCAGAGGTGGCACCAGTCGCCACAGGGGAGTTGGAGTGAGTGGTGAGTGGAGTCCCCCCCCTGTAAGGGGGGGACGATCCACTCGCCATCACACTCCCACGCGAACCGGTTAGGGGACCAACTCTTTGGAGCTCACCACTCATGCGTCACCACCTTCGTCTTCGGAGCACGGCAGCCAGAGCGTTGCGCGTTTCGGGCCGGCCACCCAGCGAATCTTGCGGGCGATCTGAAGGCGGTCGAGGGACTGTTGGAGCTGGGCTCCGCGTGAGTAGTCGAGGACCGCTGAGAGCTGACGGCAGCTGAGGTTGGGGTTGTCGGTGACGGCCTTGAGTACGCGGGCGTCGAGTGCGTTCAGGCGACGTTCGCGGATTGCTTCCTTGCTGGGCTCTGGCTCGGCCAGGATGAGCAGACCGGCGTGGGTGTCGCCGTCCTCCTCGACGTCGACGAAACGCAGCGAGAAGGGCGCCTGGGCCCTGCCATTGGTCCTCGCCTTTTCGTGGGTGACGCGGACCACGGTCTCGGCCTGGTCGTGTCGCTGGAGCTCGAGCAGGAACACGCTCGAGGCCGCGTCGAAGATGGCGCTCGAGCCACGAAGCTTCTCACGGCCGTCCGAATCGTCATGGGGTGATGACTTGCGACCGTGAGTAATGATAACGACCGCACAGCCGGTCCGTTCGCTGATTCTGAAGCAGAGGTCGATGATGCGCCGGAAGTCGCTGGAATTCTCGTCGAGGCCTGGGGCCAGGGCACGGAGGCTGTCGAGGATCCAGAGCGTTTTGCCATCGCACGCTTTGGACCAGTACCGTTCGGCATCCGTGTCGGTGAGGTAGGGGCCCAGCACCTCGAGCTCGAGCCGGCCGGGGAACAGCGTGGTCGGGTCGATTTGCATGCCAACGGCCAGGCGCTGGTAGCGTGCTCGAGTGAGTCGCGCCCCCTGCTCGTAGTCCGAGTGTAGGACAGGGCCGCACACCGAAGCGAAGGCACCCCAGATTGACTGCCCGCTGGCAACGGCGAGGGCCATGGCCTGTGCCGCAGACGTCTTCCCGCTGTAGCCGTAGCCGGCGAGCAGCGCGGGCGGGCCCGGCAACAGATCGAGCGACTGGCAGACCCACGGGGTTGGTGGCAGCGGTTCGAAGATGGCGCGCGCGTCGAGCCGGCTGTTTCGCGTCCGTGACGACTCGCCCAGCTGCTCGAGTCGGGACTGGATGCGAGAGCGCAGCTCGTCCGACTCGGTCTGGTCGGACAGGGCCGAGACCTCGGAGCCGAGCAGGCGTAGCTCGCGCCGTGACCAGAGCTCGCGGAGCCGAGACGCGTGCCGGGGCAGGTCCTCGGCCAGGACGTAGGGGGCGTCCAGGAGCTGGACCAGATACGCGGAGCCGCCGACTTGCTCGAGCCGGTGCCGATCGTGGAGCCAGCTGGCGACGCCGGGCAGGTCACGCGTTCCGTCGAGCTCGCGGCACGCGTTGAAGATCCATCGGTTGGCGTCCGAGTAGAAGTGGCGGGGCTCGAGCTCGACGGAGACGGAGCTGTCGGAGAGAAGGGCACCGAGCACCGCGCCCTCAGCGTCGAGATCGTGCGGCGGGATCCGTTCGTCGGGGTCGTTCATCGCGCCATCCTCGCCAGTCCGACCAGGTACTCGGCGAAGGAGGATTTGGTGCACGAGCTATCGCCTCCCCGTTGCCACGATCGCTCGGTGAGCGGCCTGGTGCACCGATTTCGCAACCCTGAAACGACCTTGGCACCAGATGGCCGCGACCAGTTCGGCTCTGCGGGTGGTGCGTCACCCACGTAGTAGAGCCACGTCAGCTTGCGAGCCGGGTGCCCGTAGGCAGCTTGGGACACCTCGCAACACCACCCGCCATCGATGTCGCGCTGCCATCCACGAGCCGGCGGAGCAATCAGTCCGTGGGCTGCCCAAGCAAGCGACCAAGCCGGGTGCTCGAGCACTCCGCCCCAAGTGCGGACCGACTCAAGCGCAGAGTCGAAGCATCCACCATCGTCACCGACGGCTAACCGGCCCTGTGTCTGGTGTTGGACGAACTTGGCCAAGCGACACCACCGGCCGCACGGCGGGTGCGCCACGACCGGCTGCGGGCCGGCGTAGAGTCGTGCATCGCGCTTCTCGTCCCAGCAGTCCACGCCAGGCAGAGTCGGGTAGACACCGCGCGGGCTCACGAAAAGGGCAGCCACTGTGCATTCGTCGGGGTCGGTCACAGCTCACCTTCACCCATCGCGCCTCGCCTTCTGCCGTCGCCGCTCGGCCTCGCGTGCCACGAGTGCGGCCCAGTGAACGCACATTGCAGACGACCACCCGCTGAATACCGTCTCGATCAAGCGACGACACTCAGCGCAGAACACAAGCCTCCGCGCCGTCCCACAGATGCAGCACCGCTCACCCATGGTGCATCCTCCTGAGCCTCTTGCCCGAGAGCGTGGCGGAGGTGTTGACCCGGTCGGTGCGCGTGCAGACCCAACGATCGAGCCCGTACCCGAACCGGCAGACGACGAACCAGGGGCCGCGGATGCAGGCGGTGAGGTCAGTGACACGCATGGCTACCACTCCGTGCTGCAGAGCAATCCACGGCCGTCACTCTTGGCCAATTCAGCACACGAGCGTGTCTGTCGGCTCGGTTGCTCGTCCTCGAAGTTGATCGTCATCATCTTCTCGTCGGGCTCGAGCACCGGCTCAGAGTCGTACGGCTCAACGCGCATACTGCCGTAGTACTCGGCCGCGCATGCCAGGGCGTCCTCTGGGCTCTCGGCTACGAACCAATCGGGGTCCAGCTTATAGACGTGCAGGTCAGGCATCGGTCTTGTCCTCCTTCCACGCTGAAAGCTCGGCGAGCATTTGCTTCATTCTACGGGTGATGTACCCGATAGCTTCTGTCCTCGCGGATCCGGCGTCCTCGGCATCAAGCAGCTCGTTCTCTACCCCGGCACGGCGGCAGGTAACGAGCCACCGGGCCTCGCCGGCGTAGACCGCGCAGTGCACGAACAGATGGCACGTAGGGAGCAGAAGCTCCCAGACATTCCTGCTGCGATGGGACCAGTCAGGCATAGTCGTCTCCCGGCACAGGTCCCAGCTCACGGTAGAATCCTGGTGGATCATGGCCTATGCCGCTGCGCGCCGTCATAATGGTCAGCACCCGACTACCCGGGTTGCAGTAGAGGATTCGGCGCCCGTCCCTCACCTCTGGCGGCCACGGCTTCCACTCGCGCTCGGCCTCGAGGAACCGCACCCGGGCGCGAAGTTGCTGCTCGCTCTCGTACACGGGCCCAGCATCGTCGCGCATACGCTCGATCAGTTCCTCGAGCTCCTGCATCCGCAACGTCGCCCCGTCGAGTGCTGCCTCAAGCGCGCGAATCGTGGCCTCCTTGCGCCGAAGCGCGGTGCGCAGGTCGTCTCGTTGTAGCAACGAGGAAATCCGCCTGAAGGCGCCCTGGGTCACGGCCGCCTCCGGAAGCACGGGCAGTAGTCGGGACAGGGTTGCCTAGGTAGCCTGCCCCTGTAAACGCCTCCGTACGTCCCGGCCCACGCGGGCACCCCGCAGACGCATGCTTCTTGTTTTGCGTCATATTTCGCGCAGTCCACCGCCGTGTCCCCGGGCCGCGCCGTCACCCGTTCACGCTCTGCCTGGATGGTCCGGGACAGCTCCTCGAGCTCCTCACGCACCGGTCGCGGTTGGGTCAGCGTCGTCTCACTTCGTCGCATGTCGTACCTCCTCGAGTAGTCGAAACACCATGGACACCCGTCGTCGTGCCCAGCCAGCCTTGCACCGGGCTAGGCCACTGTTCGCCGCGATGCCGCCCTCGACTGTGTGACAGCGCGCGAACCCGAACCGAAACGCACGGAGCGAGCACGAGGCCCCGGCAGCCCACCGCTCGACGTCGGTCGTGTTCGGGTCCCACGCGGCACGGCACCAGGCGTGGACCTGCCAAGGACCGGTGGCGCGTCCCTCGTCGCACCGGACACCGACCGGCATGTCCTGGCATCGCCCCTCTATCACTGCGCGCGCGAGCCGGGTCTCATCGTAGGCCTGCCGAGCGAGGTAGGCGCGTTCAAGCGGAGTACGCCCAACGCCACACACGACTGCGGCGACGGGACGGTACAGCTCGGTGCGCTGCTCTGTTGACTCGTGGGCGTCGAGGTACCACGGGGCCAGGGCCAGCCACGCGCGCAGGATGATGGAGATGCAGGTCACTTGGCACTCACCGAGGCAAAGCAGTCGCCCCTGAGCTCGCTCAGCCCCCAGTTGGCGCAGGTCATGGCGTCGCACAAGTCGTTGTCTGGGGCGAACGGGGCCCCGGCCGCTTTCCATGCAGAGACGACCTCGAGCTTGGCTTTGCCCTTCGCAGGCGCGTGACCGAGCAGGAGTCCGCGCGCGCTGCTCATGTTCGCGACGGTGACGACGAACCCATCACGGTACAGGTCCAGCTTGACAGCGCCGTGGAGTTCTCCGGC